GTTTACGTGCTTCACGTATCTTCTTTGCCTTAAACAATTCAACTGCTTGTAATCTATAATCACTGCTGTTCTGTGAACCTTGTGAAATAGTTTGTAACACACCGCCACTGCTACCACTTTGTAGCGAATTGATACATTTACGAAGGTCAGGATACTGTGCGCTAACATACGTATCTAATACATCCAAGTCAAAGTTGATATTTTCTTCAACAAGAATAGTAGCCGCACGAGCAGTAAATTCTGTTTTGTCAAGTTTCTCAATGTGAAAACCTTGACAACGACTATGCAACGCTGGAATAATCTTGTTAGGATAGTTGCAAGTCATAATAAAACGAGCAGTGCTGCTGTAAGTCTCCATCAGTCCACGCAACACTGCTTGTGCGTTAGGCGACAGATAATCTGCCTCATCCAACAGCACTACTTTAAACTCACCAAATGGCATTGTGGATACAAATCCTTCAATGCGGTCACGAATAAAATCAACACCATTATCTCTGGAAGCATTGATTTGCATGATATCATAATCTTCTACACCAAGATCATTCATAAGAACCTTGGCAAGCGTGGTTTTACCTGTGCCTGGTCCACCACTGAATAACAGATGTGGGATATTCTTCTCGCTCACCCACTGGCGAACTTGGTGCTGTTGGGCATCATCACGCCAAACATAATCGCTTACCGTGCGAGGGCGGTATTTTTCTGTCCAAAGATAATTTGTAATCATGATATTATACTAACATACGGTTAGAGGAATGTCAACTATTTTAGTAAGTTGGATTGATACCAAAAGTTAAATCTTCTTTTGGCATTTCATCACTACTCATAAGAATGTCTTTTGGATCAACCAAACGAACAGTTGTAGTTTCACCATTTTCGTCTGTCATATCAAGACCACGTGTCCAACGACCGTGTGCAACAAGGATATATTCACCTGGTTTTACATCTTCTTGTAGTCTACCAACTGCTACTACTTGTGCCCAACGTGGACGAATACCTTGTCCTTTCTTGTCATCATCAAGAATAATAATACCACCAAGTGTCATGCGTTCGCCAAAGTCCATGTCTTTAACAAGAACATTGTTTTTAGTTGGTGTAATTTTACGATAGTCTTGGTTATAGTGTAGAGTGCTACTGCGTGGTCCAATAGTTTTCATATTCTTCTTCTCTGGTTTCTCAAACGGTCTGCAAGTTCTTGACTACGTGCAAGTGCATCATTTACACCACCAGTAGTTGGTGCTGGTGTATTAGGATCAACTGGTGTAGATTCGCCTTGTGAATCAACAAGATTTTCTAATGGTGTTGGTGTTTCAAAAATATCTGCTACTGCTGCTGCATTTGCTTCATCAACTGTACTATAAATTGGTGTGTCTTGTAATGGACTGCCTTTCTGTGCATTATAATAGTCTTTCATTCGCTGATCCCTTGTTTCAACAATTTCACCACCTGGTCCAATGATATCACCACGTGCATTTTGTCTGCTATTACCCACAGCAATAGTTTTTTCTTGTTGTATTTTTAAGGCATTTATATCTAAAAATCTGCCATTTGCTGTACGATGCATTATTACTCCTTTGCGTATTTAACGCATGAATTCGTTGAAGTCTAAATTTTGTTTCAGACTATGGATACGATGAACGCCAATCAAGTATAAAACAAAACTTGCAACGCTCGAACCACGACCAACACCCCATACTACATTATTACTGCGCATGATGTCAACAAGATATTTAAGATATTGTAATAGTGGCAATAAATTACGTTCGGCATACACTAATAGTTCTTGACCAGAACGTTGCAATTCATTTTGGTCTGCGCACTGTTCTAAAACCCATTTGGCAATATCCAAGTCCTTGTATTCTTGTGGCATAAACCATTCTTGTTGGTTATTAGCATGGTAGTCATGTATAGTGCCATTTAGTGTTGCTAATTTTTGTAATGGTTTATAATCAAGATATAAACTTTTAATAGCAAAATTATACTTTTCTGGATCAATAATATCAATATTATCAATAGCAAGTTGCGGATTTACATATAATAATTCCGCTAACTCACTATCACTGATTATACTGCGACCATATTCATCAGTTTTTATCACCTTTGATAACCTCTGGCTTCCATTTCTTAAGCGGAATAATATTACTTTCCGTTTTTTTCTTCTTGTCTATTGTAACAGGTTTTCTTTCCCATTGCAAATGTTCTGGCCATTCAGTTTCATCATATACAACTTCAATATCTTTTTTCTTAACGAGTGGAATATCCCATGTAGTTGGTGTATTTCTAAACCACCACGCAGGTCGCTCCCAATTTTTAAAGGCTAAATCAGCCATAAGTTCATCGCTTGCAACAATGTCTTCATCAATGTGTATTGTAATATCATCACTTTTGTCACATGATACACCAATATGCTCAAGTGTAACACGACCTTGTGTTATGCTTAAAATCTTATACCAAGTCACTACAGCAATTACAAAATTGTTTGGGGCATAAGGCAGTGTAACTATACGAGAACTAAACTTCTTATGTAATGTAGGAAGTAGTGAATTGCCTATATAAACAAAAGTTGAATCTTGATACAAATCTTTTATAAGATTGCGTATACGACCAAAACACGTATAAGGGTCTTCTTCCTCCTGAGAATGGTCATTAAAATCTATGCTGATATTGTAACTACAAGGTTCAAGAATGTCTTTGTAGCAATTTATAGCAGTAAATTCCGCTTGCCAACTTACGTCACTCATCCTATGTCCAAACTATCTTTAAAAATTGGATTTTCTTTTGCGGCTTGTGCTTCTTGCTGATAACGTTTATTGATTTCTTCTTGATAAGTATCAGCAACACTGCGCATTTGTGGAATCATATGATTGTGACCCATGCGAGCAGCCCATGCCATTTTTTTATGCACGTTGTTGATTTCTTTTAATAGTTCATCAAGATTTTTGCCATTTAAATCAGGCATAAGTGGATTCATTATAGATCACCTGTTTTGCGATTTTCGCTATGCCAAGCATCAAAAGAACCGCCCGGATAGCGTGACTCTAATTTCTTTACGTTTTCATTAATAACATCGTTTGGATCAAGACCAAGTGCCGTGCAAGCATTTACCCAATACCACATGATATCGCCAAGTTCACGCTTCATATGAAATACGTTTTCAGCATTAAGTGGTTTACCTTGGAAGAACATTTTCTTAATGATCTCATTAAACTCGCCACTTTCAGCACTTAAACCCATGCCAGCGGTTAGTAATAATGCAGGATTGATCTTGGTTTTATCGTCTTGATATTGACTTAATTGGTCAAAACGTTCAGTAAAAGCATACTCATGTTTGCTTGGTTCACTTGTTACTGCGCTTACAAATTCTTGGTAAAGTTTTAAATCAGTCATTAAAATACTCCTGATATAATATAGTTATTATTATATCAGAAGTCAATATTTAAAATTGTGAGCGGAACCACTTGCCAGCACTGTTTATGAAAGTATAACCAAGATGGGTATTTGGAGCCAGAGTTGTAGTGTTACCATAAATTACGTTACCAGCAACAAGGAACAAATTACTTACTGAAACATTGGAAGCAATTGTTAAAAATGAACCATCCATTGGATAACTTGGGAAAGTTACTTTAACATTTGCAAGAGCGCCTGCTGCACCATTATCAAGAATCAACTTGCTAATAACACTTACATTTGTAGTGTTTGTAGAACTTGCGCCATTGCTTACGTTAGAATAGATATAATCAGGATTTACACGAGGACGACTTAATGGGAAGATAGTGATTGTTGCACCAGCATCATCACTAACAAACTCGTACCAATATGTTCCAGTTCCGCTTTGTGTATAACCAATACTGTTGTTAGTTTGTAAGTAATCTTGTAGATACTTTGTTCCAATGCTAACTGCGCTTGGAAGAATAACACGATGACTTGTGCTTGTAACGTTAAGTTTTAGACGAATACGACCAACTGTTCCTGCTGCAGGAAAGTTACTGAACGCAAGAGTAATAGTTCCGTTTGTTTGAACCTTATGATAATGTCCACGACTATGATCTAGTGTGACGTTGGTAGAAATAATACCATTGTCGTATTCTGTTTCACGGAAATCTTGGATTTGCGCACTACTTAATAGTGTTCCACCCATATTATTATTCAAGGTTGTTCCACTCAGTGCGCTTTTTACGATTGCTTTACTTTGTAAATCATTAAGTTCACTTTGCGCATAAGCAAAGTTATTCTTAATGTTTGTAAAGTTATCACGAAAACCTTGGCTGTCGTTATCAACACCAGCAACGGGATAAGCAGAATTGATATTATTAGGGTTAATGTTACTCATTTAATGTTTCCAACATCTATATTTATTTATGTAGCAGTTTCCAAGATATTTTGTAATGGGAATTTCAAGTAACTATCATTTGCAAATGGCAACTGATATTGATCTTGATTATTGATAAATTGTGTTTTAGTTTTATCAAATGTAGTCGGTGATTTTAACTGCAATGTTTGGAAATCACCTTTTTCATATTTTGGAACAGTTTGGCTACCAACACCAACATTAGCACTATTATATTGCCAAGTTTGAGTTGCCTTTGCTCCAAGTTGAATCAGCACAACGTCATTTAGCGCAATTTCTTGAACAAATGTCAATGATACAGTTCTATTTGACACACTAATTTGCCAAACACCGCCACGTTTGTTTACACTTGCGGTTCCATTTTGCACTTCTGCATAACCTGGTATAACTGCTCCATTCTGATTCCAACCATCATTATACAGTATTGGAAATTCAATTGGATTGTAGTTTTGTTGAGTGGTAAACACAACATATCTACCATCCCAATCACCACTGTCATCGCCGTCCATACCACCAATAGCATTTATCTGTGTAATGGTTGCACCATCTACGTGGTCAAAAGGTATATCTAATCCATAGCCAACAACAGCTTTAGGAGTTATACTCAAAACATAACCTGTATCGAACGTAGTATATTTTTTTGAATAATAATAACCAGTTGCAATATCATAATTTATATCAAGATTATTATCAAAAATATAACGATCAGCAATAAATGGCACTAATTTAATATCGCTTGGAACACCATTTTTTAACAAATACAGCACACGTTCACCAGTGCCTGGTTTTAAGTATGCCAAGACCGAAGCAGTTTGGAATCCTAAAATTCTGCCATCATTTTGAATACTTGTTTCCCATTGTGGAAGTGTGTTAGTGTTTGTTTCACCGATACCAATGACCAAATCATTATTCATTAGCGTAAGATCATTTGGGTATAATCTTCTGCCATCATGAATTAAGAAACTTGCCTGCGGAACACTCGGCGTGAGATAACCGTTGACATCTTTATAAGTTTTTGTATCTTCAATAAGGTCAACATAAACTACATCATATAGTGCGTTGCCGCTGGCATCGGTTGCAGTTGCATAATGGTAATCACCAAAGTAGAATTTTTTATTAAAGTGGCGGCGTTTCATAACATTTATGTAATCACTTGCTTGACTGCTAGTTAAACCATAACCAACCAATGCCTTGATATCGCTTTGAATGCCCCAATAAGGATCATTAGGGCGATATATATCTTCTAGTTTAAAGTAATCCGTATTGCCCAATATTGTAGTTAGAATATTGCGTTTTGCCACGCTAGGTAAACAAACTACATATAAGTTATCATATGGTTCATATGTTACGCTGTTGACTGTTAGCGTAAACGTTTTTTGACCACTGATATCTTGACTATAATCAGTTGCATTTACAATAATTGCGTATGTTCTATCAATAGTGGTTGGTGCCGATGTTACGCCATTTGTAGTATTTCTAACATCAAATGTTGTTGAACCTTTATCTAAACTAAACTGTTGGAAACTTACACGACCACTTATACTACCATCATTTAAAAGTGTCAATCCTTGTGGTATTTTACTACCACTTGCAAGTGAATAATACAATTGTCTACCACTAACTGCGGTTGCACTTACTGATAGTTGACTTATGTCGCCAGTATTGACAGTTCCTAAACTATCTGGTGTAATCCAGTTTATACCAAGACTTGTAGCACCAAGAATTGTAACTGTAAAAACACGATATTCACTTACTATAGATGGATCAATAATACTGTAAACTTGAACGCCAAAACTATAACTTTGACTTACATAAGATTGTTCGGGAACAAATCCTGTCAACCAACCAGTCGCTGTATCAAGTGACAAGCCAACTGGCAATGAAAAACTACTTTGGTCCCATGGACTTGTATCCCATGGAACATTATCCGTGTCCCATCCTGTGCCAGCAGTTCCAACTACACTATATCCCACATTGATATTGTCGTAATCTATACCTTCAAATTTAAATGCAAAATAATTTCCACTAGTAAATTTTGTATAATCACCCATTGTTTCAGTTAACAATAGTGGACGGCGATAATTTGTTAAATCACTTGTAAAACGGGTATCATCATCAGTAATTAAGGTGCTATCAGCAGTTAGTGATTCATGGTTAAAAACAACTATATTATAATTCTTGATGTCAAAACTTTTTCCATCACTTACTTGGATAGTAAAATAATATGTTACTTTACCATAACTTGTAAAAGTTTGACCTGGTGGTAATAATAAATCTGTTTGGTCGTATGGAACAGCATCCCACGGGTTCGCATCAATATCCCAACCACTTGGCGGAACATAGTTTGGAATAAGTGGACCACTTATAATACCATCGGCACTTAAACTTGTGCCTAGAGGCAATGTGCCGCTTAGTAAAGAATAAGTTAGTTTATCGCTATTAAGATCAACTGCGCTAATTGGTATGTTTATTATAACACCATCGGTAAATTCACCCAATGTGGTATAGTTACTTGTTAATAATTGTGGTGGATAATTACCAGTTACAGTAATACTAAAACTACGATCTGTGATTTTACCACTGCTGCTAAAAGCACGAATGGTAAATTCACTTGTGCGATCTTGTGTAACAGCTTCTGGAACACCATCAATACTATAAGTGTCTTTTGGATTACCTGTAACCTGACCACTGCTATCAATTTGCATACCAGCTGGCAATCTGCCAGCAATAAGTGCATAATTTACATCTTTACCATCTGGTTGTCCAGTTGGGTCAACTGCTTGTAGCCCTATTTCAAAGAATTGTAGCGATTGCACTTTACCCAGATTGCCTTTTGGTGTAATCCAGACTGGATAACCTGTGCCATAACCTTGTGCTGGTTCTTGCGTAAGAATATCAACTTGTTGATAAAAAGTTTCACCAACTACGTATGGATAAACTGGGTTACCACTGACATCTACACTACAGAAATAAGCATATGTTCCACTCGGATAATCAGGTGTAACGCAATAACGACCATTATGAGTATCTAAATCACCAGTTCCATTAAACTGATAGTCTTCTATAAACATACCCATTGGATAAGTTGCTAAATCATACGCCGTTGTTGCTGCTCGATAAGAACTTGGACGTAAGCGATAACCACTACTAAGATTTTTTACGCTGCTATTTGAATCAAGAGGATTTGTATAACCAGCAGGACCATAAATTGGAAAGCCGTCTAAACTAAAACCTAATATTTTACTATGTCCATCACTATGATATAAACTGCCATTAAGATAAGGAATAACATTTATTTCTGGCAAACCATGAACAGTTGAACTATATGGACGACCACCTAAACCACTTATCCATATAGGAGCAAAACTATAATCACTATAAAAATAACGACCAGTTGTTTTTGCACGACCACCAGCTAAATCTTGTTTATACCAATGCTGACCATCATCTATTTGACCTTGCGCTACGCCATTTGCATAGCTTTGATCAAAATGAAATCCAGTCGGTGTTGTAAACCCGAAGGGTGGTAAAGTATCAGTGCTTGGTGAGTAAATCGCAACACCGTTAAGCCAAAAACCAACAATATTTTGACCTACTGTTTGTGGATTTCCAGTAACTGTTTTGCCACCACGCCACACCCAACTACGATTATAATACTCTGCAAGTGGAACTGTGCTTGCATAAATGCTGCCATATCCATGATAAGGTATACCTGTAGCAGTTAAATTGATAGTATTTTCAAAGTCGCCTGGATGAACTTCAACATTATCTAAAAACGTCCAGTTACTGCTGACATTTATAAGACGACCAAGTTGAAGGTTGGTTGCAAAACCATTGTAATTAGGCATGTTTTAATTTTCCACATAGATATTTATGGAATATTAAACTCTTATCCAGCGTGGTCCACCTGGTAATTGTTGTGGTGTTGGATTACCATTGTAAGGAGCATATTTTACATAATGCCAACTATAAGGTGTTGTTGGACTAATAGTTGTGACATTACCACTAACACTGCTATCATTTGCAATAATGTTTAATGTAGTTACAGTGATATTACTGCTGATAGTAATTTTTGTTCCGTCACTAATGGTTGCATTTGCTGGTAAGTAAACATTTGCAATAGAGACTGTTGCACCAGCGGTATTATCAAGAATCAACGTGGATACGTTACCGTATAAAGTTATAGATTTGGTTGTGCTATTTGCTAAATTTGCAAATGTATACCCATTGATAGAAATGTAACCTAATACATATGTGGTGCTACTTACGCCATTTGCGGCAATATTAGCGTTAGTATAGTAAGTTGGCAAATAGTTAGCAACACTGGCGTTGCTATAAAGACCAGTTAGATATTGTGAACTACCAACAAAGTAAGTTGCATAAACATTGCTTGTTGTGTTAACATTACCAGCATTTATGTTTCCACTATATGATGGCAAATAAGCTGCGGTAGATGCATTGCTATACATACCAGTCAGTAAGCTGCCGTTACCAATAAAGTAAGTACCACCAACATTACCAGTTGCTACAAGATTACCAGCGGTTAAGTTACCAGTATATGTTGGTAAGTATGTTCCAATATAAGCACTTGCTTGTGTGTTGCCATACATGCCACTTAATGTGCTACCATTACCAAAGTAATAAGTGCTTGTAACATTTGCAGTTGCAGTTAAATTGGCTACGGTTAAGTTAGCAGTAATCTTGGCATTGCCAGTAACTTGAAGTTTGTTAGAACCATCATCAGTTCCACCTAATACCCAACGTCCACTTGTGATACGACCTGCTTCGTTTGCAAGTAATGTTCCATCAGTGTGGAATACAATTGCTTTACCAGTTGATGCAGTTCCAACGGCAATATTACCATTAGCAACATAAAGATAAGCATCATTTGGATATGTTATAGTGAAACTGCTGTTGTTATAATTGTTAGCATTAATACCAAGGTCAACAAAGTATGCACTATCATTACCATTGTTAGCAGTTGCTACAATGTCTGCGCTTGTGCTGCTACCATTACCAATATTTTGGATGTTGATCTGTGTATAAGTTGTGCTGCTTTCAACAAATTGTGCGGTTACACTTGTTAATGGAACTGTACCAGCAGGTCCAACAATCAAATCATAAGTTGAAACAAGATTATTACCAGTAATATTGCCAGTATAAGTTGCGTATGAACCAAATGTATTTCCAGTTGTAACAATGTTGCCACTGCTATAAATGTTACCAGCAATACCCATACCACCTTGAACAACAATAGCACCAGTAGCATTACTGCTTGCCTGTGTTGGATCGTTTAACCAAAGTTGTGTTCCAGAACCAATTGTAACGTCACCAGTTCCATCAGCATTTATATTAATATTAGCATTTGAACCAACAGGACTTATTATGTTACTCGTTGCGCTTACAACTAAATTAGAACCAGCACGTAGTGCAACGTTACCAGATACGTTCAGATTACTTGTAAGAACGTTGCCATTGTATGTTGTTAGATATGCAGCAACGTTAGAGTTACCATAAGCACTTGGTGTAATGCCATTTAATCCACTTAAGTAATAACCATTACCGAGAACGAACGCAGTTGTTGCAAGATTACCAGCAGATGCAATGTTACTGTTACTATAAAGAGTTTGAATATTTGCAATACCAATGTTTACACTGATAAGGTTACCAATAGTTACAACGTTTGGTAAATTATTACCACTAAAGTTTTGTGCATTGACTGCAATACCTGCAGTGGTAGCATAAACTGCAGTTGTTGCTAGTGTAGCAGCACTTGCTGTTCCACTCAAATTACCTATAATGGGATAAACTGTGTTAGTTACAATCTGACCATTAAATGTAGCGTTGTTGGCATACATTGTGGTAAAGTTTGTAGCGTTGGCTACGATAGCTGCATTGTTTGCAACAACAACATTACCAGTGCCAGGCGCAAGAGTAAGGTTAGCACCAACGGTATGTGTTTGATACACATCACTGCTATTAAGGTTACCAAATATTTGGCTAAAGTTATTATTTGTTTTTATATACGCCGTTCTTAGCGGGTCGCCAGTGCCATCATTTGCAAATGCACCAACGTTAATAACCTCTTGCGCCATAAAAATACTCCTGCACAATATTTAGCAGGAGTTTTTCTTATACGCTAATTGATGTTCCACATCCACAGCTACTTTTAGCCATTGGGTTTGTAACAACTAATTGACTGCTTACAAAATCACTTTTATAATCAATTTCACTGCCTAGTAGATACATTAAACCACTGCCATCCACAATAAGACTCTTGCCTTCGCCAACACTAATCATTTCATCAAGGTGTGGTGTACCATTCTTGGCATATAACTCATCATCGGCTGGTTCCCAAAAATATTCAAAACCTGCACAACCGCCACCCTTAAGACCAAATACAAGATATGGTTTATCCATGTCAATAAGGACACGACGAATATGGGTTCTTGCTGCTTCTGTGATAGTTACTGCTTGCATTTTACTTAAACCTATAAGTTATACGCCCACGATTTAAATCATATGGACTTACTTCTACGCTTACTCGATCATCCTGTATAATCTTGATTTTATTCTTACGCATATTACCACTTGTATATGCTAGTATCTGGTGACCGTTGATATCTACTCTAAAATTACCATTAGGTAACACGTCAACGACCACTCCTTCTAAACTTACTAATTCTTCTTTTGCCATAGATTACTTATATTTCACCGACATGCTGTCACCTGTGTCTGGATCAAACATCGTGAATGCATCCAAATCAGTTGGCGATGCTGGCATTACTGTTCCGCTTGTTGCAGTTGTAGTATTTTTATACAAATCATTTGTTAATTCTGTCAACTGTTCATCAGTCAGTGTTGCTACAGCACTGTATCCACTCATTCTATCATCAGCGGTGGTAGTTGTATAAACTCCCCAATTGCCGTAGTTTCTGCCTTGTTCATAGGTTTTTGGTGACCAGTATGCGCCTCTGTCTCGGTTCATGTTGCCAAAACTAACCTCTGTTTTAAGTTGGTCTAATTCACGACGCAACTCTTGTAGTTCCCAAAACATTTTTTCAAGTGGACCACGTGTGTTTATTTGTTCTGCTACCTTGCTTAATACAACCGCTTGCTTTACAGCATCCTTGACAGTTGGATCATTTGATAATAAAACTTGATCTATGTCTCGCAGTAGTTCTGCTACATCAGTTTGTAAAGCCATTGTCTAGCAAATCCTTTCTACGATAAAGTATTGTTAAACCAGGTGCATAATAAAGATTTTCAGCAATATGCCATGGGTCATTTGTTTGTAAGAAATTGTTAATACCAAAAACCATACCAATTGGCTGTCCACCATTACCAAGCTGAATACCAGGTGCTGGCTGATGTGCAAACGTATACGTGTCTTGAATTACAATATAACGTTCTACAAATTGTGCAAACTTTTGGCAAACTGTATTGACAAAGTTACCTTCTTGGAAACTGTTGATAAACATCATATCAGTTGCTTCAATTTTTTCATCTTCCAATATCATTCTATTATGGAAAACTAATTTGATATTATAATTATTTGCAATTTCTTGATATTCATTGATATCAATTTGATTATG